GTACTTCAAAAAAGAACTAGTGAAGTTTCTAAAAAAATCTTCTGCAAAAGCTGTTAAATATGCGTTGAAATCAGGGGTTGAGTCGGAGTTTATAGACCACAGCTATCTTAAACGTTTTAAAGAAACAAAAGGGGAGCACTTAGAACTTACTATGCAGGACTACACAATACAAAGCATGTTGTGGAATATGTCCGCAACTGTTATGCTACTAGGAGACCCTGCAAATGCTGAATGGAAAGGCTCTATAAAAGCTACGCTTCAAGAGTTTGCAAAACGTTTAGCTAAAGACATTGCACCAGCATCTAAAGGAGATTACCCTGGACAGTTATTTAGTTCACTGACTCTAGAAGACGTGGAAATGTTCTACGACTACATTGTAACTTCTGGAGGTACTATAGATGGCTCAAGAAAATCTTCTGATGCTCAAGAGCTTACTACAGTACAAGAGTTCTTGGACAACCTGTACCATGGTCAAGGTAAAATAACCAAAGAGTTGTATGACGAACTTCAACGTAAAGTAAGTTTGTTTGATACAGAGAACGAAGAGGAGTTTACACCAGAAGAGCTGACTGCTCTTGGGTCACCGATGCAACCGCAAAAACCTATCTACGCTGGTCCATTCTTTGCTCACTCGCTTGGAATGTACAACTATATCAAAACGTCTGCTTATCCTTTGTTCCCTTGGTTAACACGAGGAAAAGAAATCGATAAGCTTAGACTTTTAATGGAAGGTAAACTAGTTAATGGGTACGCAACAAGACGAGCTGTGTTTGTATCTGGTAGTAAATTAGGTACTCAAACAAATCCCGTGAAGGTATTTAGTCCAGACAACAAGTTCATCACTCCGAATATTGCAGACCTTCAACAAAACACAAGACTACTTGAACGTCGCTACTTTGGTATACAACAAGAAGTTCCTTTTGACGAAGAGAAAGAAGAGATATACGTAGTAACCCAAATGGACAAGCTTATTGTAGGCGGTATTTTAGGAATGCATAACTTTGAAGTATTCGGTAAAAAAATATCTGGTAAAGAATTACGAGCGGCTAAAGAACAAGTACGTGTAGCTTTATCTAAGTTCAACGTAGACAAGTTATTGAAGTCACTAGGGGTTTCCTCTGCTTCAGAAGTTATCAAACCTGCTAAAGTAATCCAACTGATTTTAGATACTGCACGAGCAGGGGAGTACTCACCAAACGATATAGCTATTCTCGAGGACGTGCTTACAGCTGAAATAGACGGCAAAGAAATCACAGAGTCTACTATACCTGTGTATTTCCAAAGCGCTATGAATAGCTTTGAGAAACTTCTTATGGCCAAGGTTAAAAAAAGTATCCAAATAAAACTACCTGGTAGAAGCTACGTACAAGGCGCAAGTGTTGGTTTCTTGGAAGATTTGCACAGTAGTTTGCACAAAGGAATTACGATGGTGCCAGGCAGATCTTTAAGTGAACCTTTACGTATTCAACGCATAGAAAACGGAGTTGTAAAACCTGCAGAAGTAATCGCTCCGTTCAACTTTGTAGTCAACGGCAAACGTTTGAAGATTACAGACTTTATGAAAGAAGGTACGAACGAACTTGACATGGAGAGAGTACCGCAAGAACTTCTTCATCAAGTGTGTGCTCGTATTCCTAATCAAGGCCACAACTCTATGATGGCTGTAGAAATAGTTGGGTTCACACCTGAATGGTTAGGCGACCTTATGCTAGTACCTTCAGCTATTACTGAGCAAATGGGGTCTGACTTTGACGTGGATAAACTATTCGCTTACCAAAGGCCTTACACAACTATTCAACAGAATGGTAAGCTACACTTAGTACCTTACAAAGAAACTGCTACCCAGCTAGGGGCAACACCAGAAGACTACGAAGAATTAAACAAGGCAGCTACTTCATACTTAGATGCTATTGGAAAACCTAAAGATGAGCAAGGACGATTTGAGTCTAAAGAATGGAAACGAGCTTTCACAAAAGCTGTAGACGAGAAGTATCCTGATGGAAATGTTCCTCGTCACGAGACAGGAACAGTGAACGAGGAGAACTTAAAAGCTAAGTACTTTGAGTTACATTGGGCAGTACTTACGCATCCAGAAGTTTACCCGTTGATAGCTACTAAATTAGACAAACCTGACTTAGGATTTAAAGCTGAAGATGGCGCCAACAAACTATTCGCTAAAGAATCCGAGGAAAACGATGACTTTTTTGCACCTGTTACACAACTTAAGCAGTTTCAGTCTGGTAAAGATGCTAAAGCTCTAGTAGGTATGACCTCATTGTCTGTAGTTTCCAATGCAAACTGGCAGGATAAAAAGCTGCAGTATGGTACGTACCAAAAAGAAGCTGACGGATCGTATACAGAAGTGCCTATGTTCTTAGAGTTGAACGGTTTAAAACTATCTCATATTTCAGGAGAAAGTATCTCTGAAAGAAAAGGATACTCTAAGCACACGAATATAACAATCGATCAGTCTGGAGCTGTGGATAACGCTAAGGACAGAACGTTGGACAACTTGAATATAACCATGGCTACTTACGCTGCTTTTGAAGCTATGAACCAAATGCACGAGGATGCAAACGGTAAACAAACTTCGCTGAACAAGCAGTTTATGACTGCCTTAAGTGTGCAGGATATTCTTTGGGAGTACACAGATGAGACACGTAAAGTAAACGATCAGTACTCCGAAGAGTATACTATTGAAGCAGCTGAATTTGTAGCAAACAAACTTAGAGAAAAGTATACCAATCTGGCTAAAGAAAACGGAATAGAGGAAGACAATCTTGGTAAAATTGTAGCAGACACTGCTGTAACATACGACATGCTTGTGAAAGCTTTCAACGAAAGTAAAGTAGAAAAGAAATCTGGTTTATACTACGCTAGACAACTTGCAGTACTTAACAAGTTCATGGAAGCTCGTAAGATAGGAGAACGTCTTCGAGTACTAAGAAAAACGTTCAATCAAGATACCTCTGGACCCGGTCCAAACTTATTGTACGTTATGCAGCAACTATCGAACTACGAAAGTATTATGGCTGAAAACGAAGGAAAGATTTTAATAGGAGAAGCTTCTATAGCACAGGGACAACCAGGGCAACTTTTTCAAATGAGTGTGCCTATAGCGAAGTCTTTGTTGTCTTCAATCATGCCGACAACTTCACTAGAAACACTAACTGCTCAAGTAGCGCTTATGTCAGGTAAAACAGCTTCTACATTAAGTACTAAAACCCAACAGAAAGTACAAAAAAGTTTAAAAGCTGCTATGCTTTCTTCACTGCCTATGTTGGCCTCAGACATTACAGCTGCAAGAGCTCGTTTGTTGTACTCTACAAACAACGAAGAGTCGTTGGCTATACGAATTGAACGTGCGAAAGAAACGGTTAAGAACAACACGTTCTTGGACAGACTGTCTTCTAACTTGGCACCGATTGGTTCTGGGCCAGACTTTGTAGAATTCTTAAATCAGAAAGTAAAACGTCTTGTAGACTTAAGACTAATTCAAGACTTCGACCGCTTGATGAGTGACCCTGAAACTACTGAACTAGCGAAGGATCTTTTAACCTATTCGTACTTGATGCAGTCAGAGAAAGGCTACCAAAGCAAGATACCTGCAGGTCTTATCTTAGGTACCAATTTGGCTAGTAATATACGTTTACGATACAAAGACTTTTCAACTGGGAACATTCCAGACACTATGCTGGACCAGATAGTACAACACAATCCTATGCTAGCACCTGAAGCTATGAAAGGGTTTTTAGAAAAGAACACGTCTCCTGAAATAGAAGGAAAAGACTACAGACCTATTATACTACTCAATGTTTTAGAGAATGGTACTTCTGTACCTGAAGTGACCGCTATGAAAATAGCAAATGGACACTTCCCTGCGTTCATACGTTTACGTAGTGAGCTTGAAAACAAAACGATCTTGTACAAGTTACGTTTACAGACAGACGCTTCTGTTGAGTACGTTCAAGTAGATACGTTAGGAAAAGCAGGTACTGTAGAATACAACTTGAATGCTGTAGAAATGCATCGTTCTATTTTCAAAGAGAATAAAAGTAGTGTAGAATTTGAAGAGCCTGGTGTTAAGCAAATGACTGACGCTTTGGTAGAGGATGCAACTGCTAAAATGCACGACCCTAAAGTACCAGGCAGTAAGTGGGGTATGCAAACTCAAATGGATGCCGTTGATTTCGCTAGTGCCTTGTCTCAGATTGGAGTGGACAAAACTATACCTGCTTACTTGAGAACGTTGTCTACAACCTTATCTGTTTGGAACGAAGCTGTACCTAGAACTTTCTTGCACGGAATGCCAGCGTTTAAAGCTACTATGGGTACTGTAAGTAGCTACATATCTGTTACAAATACTCTTTCACTTAATAGTACTTCGAACCCAACTGATTTAGCTCGGGCTGCTATACACGAAACAATTCACCACCGAACTGCCCAGATGCTTACAGCGTTAGGTTGGAGACCTAGGGCCCATTTTGAAAAAGCTTGGGACGCTGAAAATTTATCAGCTGAAGAAAAAGACAGACGCTGGAACTCGTACCTTGAGAAATCCGCAAAGAACTCTAGCAAGTACCCAGAAGTCTATGCTAAGATTGTAGAACTTGACAAATTGAGGGCTAAAGCTTACAACGAGTTTAAAGCTAAGCTCATTGCAGAAGGCAAAGATCCTAAAGCTGTTTTAGACAGTATCTCTGCAGGTGTCAACGAAGAGAACTTACTTGCGTACTCAATGGACAACTTGATAGAGTTTGTGACTATGTCCTTGACTGACCAGAACTTGATACAGTTCTTGAACACCGTTGAGGGTACTGGACAACAGTCTTGGTTCTCTAAACTAAAAGATGCTGTGTTGAACTTCATTTCAGACGTAATCTCTATGCTTGGGAACTCGTACAACGACAAGAGTATTTTAAAAGACTGCTTAGCTTTGTCGTATGAGCTCACTACATTAGAAGATATGAATCCTTCTGTGACTGCCACAGGTCTTGAAGCTAGTTTAGCTATGTACTCAACAGAACAACAAGCCTCTGCTATGCAAAACAGTCTAGAGGCGGCGTACAAAAACAGAACCAAACTGGATGACAAAGGGACCCACTTCCAGCTTGAGATATTTAGTGACCTTTTACCAAGTACTCACACACCATATATAGAAAAAGCACTTATAAACTTAGGAGCTCAACTAGAAGTTTTCAATTCTATTCTTTCAAACATCCAGGCCAGCGATCCTTTAGCTAAACAAAAAAGAGCTGAGGTAGCTGTACTTAGAACACAAGTTAAAAAGGACTACGAAGAACTGTCTAGAAACTTGGAAGCTGAGTCTATGTTAAAGATAGCGAATGAACAGCTTAAATGGGTTACAGATTTGTTCAATTCTAGAAGTGCTAAGAAACAACCTCTTACTCCAGCTGAAGCTCGTATAGCTAGAGAAATAGTTATGACTTGGAAAAGTTTAGAAGATGCTCACAAGTTTTTTACAGACGGTGTCGACTCTAAGATCGCAGAAGTTACAGCTCTAGCATTCAAACTACTGGACAACTTAAAGTCTCAGGAAAGAAAGTCGTTTATAGCAGATGCTAACGAAAAGACAGGTATAAAAGTAAGTGTTGAGGAAATAGGAGGACTACTTAAAAACATACGCTCAGATCAGATGTACACAATTGCACTGGAAAGAGATACGCAGAAAATTAGCCAGGTTATTTCCATCTTTACGCAGACTCAAATCCAAAACGCTCAAGAGCAGAAAATAAACTTGAACAAGGATTTACGTAGGTTAAAAGAGCTATCGATTAAACACCCAGGTTTGTACCAAGCCCTTATGCAGGAAACTGAAGACAATACCGTATGGGGTTTAGTACAAAATTTAGATCCTACTTGGTTCCAGAATCTAGCAGCTGCTAAGTCTAAGCTTACTTGGATGACTAAAGCAGCGAATTCAGCAAGTGTTCCTGCTCTACGAGAACGTAAGATAAAGAAAGCGTACAAAGAGTATTGGAAAGAAATGACTAAGAACGGTACAGTCCTTCCTATAGAAAAGCTTATAAACTTCGAGACAGGAGAACTATTGAGTACTGCTCAAGCTGTAATAGACGAGCTTAAATTGAAGCACATACCTGAGAATGTGGATTCTGCAGTTAAAGAAGCAATTGAGTACTATGCGGAGTTCCTAGAGCGTAAGGAAGTTAAACGAAATTCTATAGCAACTGAAGTAGCCCTTGAACTAAATAAAACTCCGTACGTTTTAACAGCTGCAGAACAAGCAGAAGTAGACGCTGCATTACCACAAGATAAAATTAGTAAAACGTTAGGCTTTGTAAAAAAATACCAAGACAGCCTTGTAGCTACTAAGTTACAGGAATGGGTAGTTGAGAATTCTATTCTAGAGTTCAGCAACACAAATCCTAAGAATACTCCAACAGTTGAATTTCTACAAAACCGGTCGAATACTAAGAACTGGGTAATTCCGTTCAACAACGAAGCGAATATAGATCCTAAGTACATAGCAATACAGGAAAATGCAGACCACAAAGAGGCTTATGAGATTCTTACCAAATGGTCTAGCAAATTGAGAGAGTACATACCACTTACACATTCTAGAAAAATGCACGACAACTGGTTGCCTGCGATCGATGTAGACGAGACTATGGCGATGGCATCTGAGTTAGACAAACTTAAAGAAAAGGGAACTGGTAGATATTTGCTAGAAAAAGTGAGTGTGTCTGAGTGGGATATGAACAGAAAGAACTCAGACGAAATTCCGTTGAAGTACTTGAGTGGTCCAGTTAGAAAACAAGATACAGAGAATCCTAACGAAATAGACTTCGATGCTACAAGCCAGGACTTAGCTCGTGTGTTTGAGATGTTTGGAAATATGGCTATAGACTACCACTACATGTACCCCGCGAACGAACTAATCGTAACAGCCCAACGGTTGATCAGTGAAGAAAACACAGAACGTGGCGGAGGGCTAGAGAATACGTTGGCTATGGTCAAGTACTACAGAGATATGCTAGTACTCAAAAATCCTAAAAAGGTAGAGGCTGTGTCTTCAGACCCTATCTATTCAGCTAAACCTTCAGAACATAAAGAACTTAAGAAAAGAGTCTCTGAAATAAACAAAGAGTTGAAAGAGCTAGAGTTACGAATTGTTGATGAGGAGTCAGAAATGTCTATGAAGACAGGTTTGTTGTTCTACTCGCTTGACGAAGACCATGAGCTTGTACAAGAGCGTAGAGAACTTGAAGATGAGTTGAACGAGATACGTAAAAAAGCCAGATACTTAGCAGGCTCCAAAGCAGCTGATGCTCTTATTGCAGTACAACAACTCAAATCTTTATCGTACAACCCGATCTCAGCTGTATCCAATTTAACGTTTGGGTACTTGTCGGCTAGAATGCATGGTAGAGGGTTCCGGGCAAACGAGCAAGGGTTTACTTCAGGCGACTACACCGATGCTCAACTAACAGCAGCTCTTAAACTGATGAAAGGAACTATACCTGCGTCCTGGTTTAAATTCTCTGGAATGACTGGAGGTGAGATGGCTGAAAAGTGTCGAGCGTTAATCCACAGAACAAACGCTATTGAGGCTATGATCGATACGAACTACGGACAAAGCAACCTAGGGGAAGAGAAGTCTAACCTTAAAAAGTACTTTGATCCGTTCGCTGCTCAAAAGTCTGGTGACTTCTTAATGAAAGGTGCTGTGATTATAGCTCGAGCATTAAACACACCTGTAGAAGTAAATGTAAACGGAGAAACTGCTACAGTCAACCTATTTGAAGCACTAAACAAAGATGGACAGTGGGATGAAGAATTGTATGGTACCAACAAAGAGTGGAGTTCAGATACACCTGAAGAACAAACCAAGTGGAATAGGTACTTATTACGTACCCGAAAAACACTTGTACTTGTGTTTGGTAACCAAGACAAGAACATGCCTCAGTACTTAAGAAACTTTGCAGTAGGTAGGCTTCTAGGACAATTCCGTTTAAGTTGGATTCCAGAAGGTATAAAAACTAGATGGGGCGGTATGCAAGAGTATGATGAGGTACTTGAAAGAAAAGTAGAGGGTCGTTACCGAACTATGTTCCGACTTAAGAACTATGGCTTCACCTTACTTCTTAAACAAGCTGCTTCGGCTTTTTCAGGTAAAGATCCGTTTGCAGACGAACGAGTAGAGTTTACCAATGCTGAAGGAGATATAGAAGAAAGAGGAATGGAAGAATTCGAGATAGAAAATATGCGTAGAAACTTAGCTGGTCTTTCATACTCTGCTCTGATACTTGCTATGTATTACTTACTCAAAGCTTCTTTACCTGACGAGGACGAATTAAGAAAAAGACGTCGTCGTGGGCAAGACGATACCCAAGCTCAACGATTTGCTATAAACATGCTCTACAGAATGCACCAGGATTTGGCTATGTATACCTCTCCAGAACTATTCCAGCAACTAGTAGGTAATCCAGTACCCTCATGGGGCGTAATTGGCGACGTACTAAAAGCAGGTAAAGCTTGGGGCAAGTTTGCTACAGACGAAGATTACAAAGCAAAACAAGTGTTTCTAGCTACTACTAGAATGTTCCCGTTCCTTAATAACATAAACAAAATCAACACGTATACTACGAAGGACTTAAGTACTGCGGTAAGGTAACCATACAGTAACCTTACAAGTTCTTTTTAATTCGCAAACTAAAAACTACCTTTACACTATGTTTACACCTAAAATTTCTATAACTGGTATCCCAAAGGATTCAAGCTCTATAACTATAACTGACACCACAGGAGATTCTCCTACGGATGCCACCGGGTATTTACAAGCTCCGTACTTACCACAAAATAACACAGAGTGGTACAAACAAGTTCAAGTACAGTACATAGGAGGCACTCCAGCTGATTTAACTTTCTTTCCATCCACAGACAACCAAGAACCTGCAGCTACCTTAGCGTACCAATTACTAGACGGGGTCTACTTTGTAATGGTATTTTTCACTAAGCAAATAACTGGCTTAGAATACTCTCTTTCTGTAGACTTGAAGACTCTTACCAAAACAAATGCGGACCAATGGGCAGACCCTTTAGGCCTATTCGAAGGAGTGTACGGTCTGATAAAATCTACAACAGAGGTATTCGACATAGCAGATGTAAGCGCTATCAGTTCTGTATCGAATACAGAGATAGTACTCAACTCCGCTCTTACAGGAGCTGTAGCTGACGACGACCTGTGGATTGTTTACAAAGCTTCCAAGTACATTCTTATAACCAACGACGGAGAAGGAAAGCTTATACAGGACATTGGCGATATGGCCTTGTCTGATATCTCTTGTGGGTCAGGGTGTGACCACGAAAAGTCTAGCTCTTTGTTTGACCGTATGCTGCTTAAGTTCTCCGCTCAAACTAACTTTGCTTGTGGAAACTACGTAAAAGCTCACAACGCGGCTATTTTACTAAGTACTTCTAAATCTTTAACCGAAACTTGCACAAACTGTGGCTAACATAACCTCCATATCAACCTATACTGGATCTATTCTGTGTGAAGAAGTAACCAAAGCGTTATCAGGTGCTCAAGTTGGAGTAGCTGATGGCGCCTTAACTACAGCGTATGCAGACCAGTTCAAAATAAAACGATCCTCTTGCTTGCCTGTAACTAAAACACAAGTGAAGTGTTTGTTTATATACACGTATGCTCTACAAAGCTTTGATGCTGAGGGAGACAATTTCTTAACCGAGCAACAACTTATAGCTCTTTTGACTAAAGTTGAACAACTCTCTAAATCCTGCTGTTGCGATGAGTAGTACATGTAAAAGCTGTGGTAGCTCCATAGCAAACCCGTTTGATCTTAGCCAAGCTTCCTCGGACACTTGTCAATGTAACTTAGGGGGTACTGTAACAGAAAGTACACAACTTCCTAGCTCAGCTTGTTGTGTAGAATCTGTAAACGGTAAAACTGGTGTTGTGGTACTTAACATAGACGACATAGATTTGTTAGGAAACACGTTCTATTCGAACGCACAAGTTTACGCTGCACTATCAGGTACAGCCCCTATCAACTTTAATCCTGCCAACGGTGTTATTTCGCACAACAATTCAGGTGTTACAGCTGGAACATACGGAAGTGCAAGTGTTATTCCTGTTATTACTGTGGACGACAAAGGACACGTGACATCCGTTAGTACTCAAAGTATAGGTAGTTTTAGTATTGGTCCAGACCTTACAGCTATCGAAGCGCTGACTGGTACTGGGTATGCAATTAGAACTGCAACAAATACTTGGGTACTTAGATCTATAGCAGGAACTGCAGGACGAATTGCTGTATCTAATGGTGATGGAGTTGCAGCACAAACTGTGATCGATTTAGTCGCGTCTGGAGTCTCGGCGGGTACTTACGGAGGGCCTAGTTCCTTTCCTGTAATAACTGTAGACACGTTTGGTAGAATTACAGTAGCTACTTCTCAAGCTATACCACCCGTTGTTATTCCTCCTCATACGCACACGTTAGGAAACTTAAGTAATGTAGCGAGTAGTGTAGATACTTCTGCAGCTATTAGTGACGTCCTTACTTGGGACGGTACAGAGTGGACGTATAGTCCAATCCCACTTAATTACGAGCAATCTACAATCACTTTAACTGGTTTATGGGAATTTTGTACTGGACACGCCGATATAGACGCGATAGAGATGGACCAAGATATTAATCTAGTACAACGTCACACAGATTACCTAGATAAACGTCAAGTTTCTGTAAATTGTGCAGTTTACATGGATTGGGCAACAATTCAAGAAGCTCTTACAGATGCAACAACTTACAAGTACACTGAAATTAGAATAGGAGAAATGCCGGTTGGGTACAGACCTATACATAATCTAACTGTTCCTTTAGCATCTATGTTAAGAAGTGAAGACTATTGGAATACAGGCCACGTAAGTCAATTTTCAGGGTACCAAATTTTAGATAGACTAGATCTACTGATTACAACTGACGGGGATATTCGGTTGTTTATTAAAGTACAAAACGACTTTATTATACCTAATGACTCAGGGAATGAGGTAATAGTTGTACCTATATCTTGCACTTATCCGACTAAAGAAATTGTACCTTAGTGAGTTTAGTTAAACAAATACTAGAAGGATGGGCTAACTACGTAGAAAGCTCTAAGTACACCAAGAAGATGATGGAGTACAGACTGGAGATTTGTATGGGGTGTCCTCACAAAGAAAAGATGGGTACTGTAATGACAGCTGTAGTTCAAGCAATACACGAAGACGGAAGTGTTTACAAGTGCTCAAAATGCAACTGTCCCTTAGCCTCCGCCACAGCCTCTCCTACAAAGAAGTGTCCACTAAACAAATGGCAAGAAGCAGGGGTAACCGACTACTATTAAAATCTAGAATATGCTTACACAAGAAATAAAACAAAAAGCTTCTAAACTCCAAGACGAAGGTGCTTGGTTGAAACTCTTTCTACTTATAGCTCAGTTCGGGCTAGAACTTATTCAATACTTACGTTCACGAAAAAAAGAAAAACAGCATGAACACAGCAACAATTAAACTCGTAAAAGAGTTCGAAAGTCTTCACGACGGAGATCTTTCAACAATAGGTTTACAAACTAAGATGGATCCAATTGGGATTTGGACTGAAGGCTACGGTCGAGCTATGATTGATCCTAAAACCAAAGGACATTTAAGAGGAGCCTCAAACAAAAAAAGAGCCTTACAGCTGACTACAATAACTACAGAAGCTCAAGCAAACAAAGCACTTACAGAAGATCTCTGGAGATTAGGTGTTTTACCAGTTATTCGGGAAATCAAACAAGAAAACTGGGATCGATTAAATCCCAATCAGCAAGGAGCTTTAGCTTCATTTTGCTACAATTGCGGTACTGGGTACCCTGTCAAGTATAGAATTTGGGTGAATGTAGTCAAGTACTTAAACGGTACTATGACAGCTTCTCAGTTTGCTACATACTGGGAAAATTCTGTAATTAAAGGAGGAGGAAAAGTCTTGAACGGATTGGTTCGTAGACGAAAAGCAGAAGTGGTTCTATTCTTTTTATAAAATAGAAAGGCCTTAATATAAAAAAACCCTACAGCCGAAGCTATAGGGTTTTTGTTTGTAAATTAGTGGAGTTACACGTAAACACATGTTCTTCTCCTGGCGCTGGTAGAAATTCTATTTCTTTTACAAAGTCTGCACCTTTTTGGTGATCTTTGTCGTCGTAAAGAGAGTCTACAATTACATTCTCAAGTTCCTTTGATTTATCCAAGGCTAACAATCTTACGTCTGTGTAAAACACGCCGTTCTTTTCTACCATATAAGCTAAGTTTGAGTACTGTAGGATTAGGTCTTTCAGTTCTTTACTCAGTTTAGAGTACTTACCTTCAAGAAACAACTCTACGTCTGTGTTCCAAGTCGAAGGTATTTTTACTTCTACAAAACTCCTGCTACCGTCTGTTATAAACGTGAATCCTTTGAAGTTTTCAGGAAGCAAGTTTTCAGAAACTATTTCTACAACTATGGAGTAGTTGCTTTCTAGTTCCATAAGTAAAAAAGTATTTACAAAGTTGTTAAGCCCAAAGGATTCTGTAGAAAGTCCTACTGCTGGTAACAAATAATACGTAGCTAGGTTCACTTTTTTTATTTCTTTTAGGTACTCCATGTCTGTAAAGATACTGTTTTAAAAGTTTGATCGAATATAATCTCCCCGTAGTAAGGTCCAAATGAAGCTAGGTACTGATTAAGTACTACAAGATGCATGTCAGCCCAGTCTTCACAAGAAGCTAGAGCTTTAGCAGCTTTCACTTCTCCCATACCCGGTACACCTGCTATATTGTCTCCTTTGTCACCTTCAAGCATCAAAGTGTACAGAGCGATGCTTGCTTGGTAGTCTGTCACTTGACACAACTTGTCAAGTTTGTAGTCGTAGTGTAAACCTGGAAGTTGTTTTATATCCTTGTCAGGACTGCAAAATACAGGTATAAATCCTTCTTTCTTACTAGCTAAGTACTCTACGTACATGAAGTCGTCTGCCTCGTACCCATTAGGTACAACAACAAATCCTTTCTGTGTTATAAGAAAGTCCTTTATAACAGGGGACCAAAACGTAAGCCATTCAGGTTTTTCTGGACGTCCGCCTTTGTATAAGTCGTACTTGTATAGTTCTGTTCTAATATAGGAAGAAGAAGAAAAAGCACCAGAATAGCTAGTTGCCATGGTCTTGTCAAGGATAGACTGCAGGAAAGTTTCACATTTACCCTCTACAAACATAGTATCCTCAAGGTTAAGGTTTTCTTTAAAGTTGTGAGCTACTATGTACACAATACTATCCGCGTCTATAACTGCTTTTCGTTGCATATCTTAAGCTGGGTTTTTAAGTTCTCAATAGTGCTTACCATTTCTAAAAAATCCTCAGCGTGCATGAAGCAGAACGTTCCTTTCGTCATGAAGTTAGTACCTGACTTTTCTGTACGCTTGTGCAGTACTACATTAGGTACTCCAGGAGTTATTGGAAGCTCTTTTAGAATCTGCTCGTAGTTTAATTTCGTAGTATTCTTACACTGTATGTTGTAAGGAAAACGTCCGTTTACGAGTTCATCCTCGTTGGCGATGTCAATTTTTTGTGCATCTCTAGACCTATTTACAGCTCTAGAACTTGCAGCAAATTCAAAGCCTATTTCTTTAAGTCGTTTAACACAGGCTCTTTCAAAAGAATGTCCTGCGTCTCTGTTTCTGTTACTCATACGCAAAGTTAAAAAAAGCCAGACAATTTAGCCTGGCTTTTCTATGAAATAAAACTACCCTAACATGGTAGCATGGTCTCGCATCTCTTCAAGAGAACGAATCTGTCCGTCGATGTCAACTGCAATAGCTGAACTCAACAACTCTGAGTACTCTTTGTCTGTCAATTTAGCACAGTCTGAGGAGTGATAGATGTTTTTGTTCGGGCCAGCAAAAGAGCTGTGGACAAAGTAACGTTTTACTGTCATAACACCGTCTTGAGCTTCTCTGATAGTGTGAATATCTGAAGGATCTACAAAGATATTGTGCGTTACATTATTAGCTTGGAAACCTTTAATGTAGCTCAAACCACCGCAATGCAAACCCTTAGAAGCTGGTGTACTTACTTTACTCCAAGAATCTAAGTAATGCCAGTGACCTACTCTGATGATGTGTCCTGCCTTACCATTACCTAACGTATCGGTACAAAAGAACTCGTCTCCTCCAGTACCCATGATAGCAGGTTGGAATACTCGATCTTCAACAAACTCAGGAGTAGCTTCTGTAATTAAACCTGTATCTTCGTCGATTTTTTTATCGTAACGAGGTACTTGAATCTTGTTTCCATCAGCGTCTAAGGCGTACTTCGTATTCAACTCAGTCGAAACTTTATAGCAAACCAAAAGTCCTTCACGAGTAATTGCAACTTGTGTAGTTGTAGCTAATTCTGTTGCTTTTTCGTTAGACAAGCCCTCTTCTTTCATAAGAGAAGCTACTTTGTCTTGGTTTACATACAAAGCACTGATGTACGAAGCAAATTCTTTACCTCGTTGTGCCGTGTAAACAGGACGACCAGGAATAGGACGTAAGAAACGTGCCCAAGCCTTGATCAACGGCTCGATGTCGATACCTTTTTCCAACGAAGTCATAAGCTTTTCAGCGAATGTAGTTGGTAAAGGAATTTTAGACACGTAGTCTCCGTTCTTTAAATAGAACTGGTTCGTTGCAGGATTTACAGCCAAGTGCGGTGTTGCAGTTTCTGTAATCTCTTTAAACGAATCTTTAGTCATTGGAGTGATTTCCTCAATGACAGCTTTCAATTCTTCCATAGTGGTAGCTTTAAGGGCTTTTTCTTCGCCCTCTTTTAAAGCTTTCCACTTGGCTTCTGTGTAGTTGCAGCTGAACGGGTGTCCGTTTAGTGTACCTACAATTCTGTTCTCAATTCTGTTGAGTGTTACCATAGTTTTAGGTGGTTTTTAATTGTATATAATTTGTTATAGCCTCTAGCTCTTCTTCTGTAGCTGTATCATAGTCTAAAATTCCGTCAGTGCTGTATACGTCTTCATATCTACTGTTGAGTACTTTAGAAGTATTCAGCAAAGCTCGTATAGAAGTACTCCAGTCCAAAAGTTCCTCAAAGATAGCAAGAATTTTAATATCTACAGCACAGCCGTCTGTTATTGTAGAGCTTCCCCACATCTCAGTTGCTATAGTAGAAATTTGTTCTTCGGTTGCTCCTTCTGCTACTAGTTTTTGGAACTGGTAAACTTTGTCCAGGTGGTTGATAACATCCTCCATGGCCTTTTCAAAGAATGTAGCTGAGGTTGTTTTAGTAACGTCCATGTAAGTACTCACGTATTCTACAAGAGTTTTGTAGCTATTGAACTTATCTGCAAACATAGGAATCACTTCTAGACCTTGCATAAAGTTTAGCAAGTGCATCTTGGGTACTATAAGTCTGGATGTATTCCAGCGTATTAAGTGTGCGCTCATAGTTATAGTTGTACCTCTTTTGTAGGCGAAAAATTTAGTGATGTGTTGAAAATCCTTTACGTACTTAACGTTGTCTTGAGCTACTTTGAACAAGCGAACAGCTGTTTCATCGTTGAAGTTTCTTTTCAAGGCCCTTGAATCTTGGTAAGGGTACAACAAGTACGCTACAAACTTAAGAGTATCAGAGTCTGCTTGATTTCCATAGTAAACTTCTTCGTTTTTCCAAGAGCTGATGTCTGCTACAGAAACTGCTTCTTTACCAAAGTAAGACGCGTTCTCTATATTGTACGCGCTGTGAGTATTGAGGTACGTATTAAACTCAACAGTGTGGCACAAAATCTCTCCTTTTAGTTTACGTCTTGCTTCAGCTGAAATGTAAGAAGCATTCTTTTCTTCCTCTGTAAGCGTTTCCAGTTCAATTACTTCATCCTCTTCCTCACTTGCAGTCCAGTCTTTAGGTACTTCAAGAGTTTCGTAAACAACTACAGAAGGAGAACGTAAAAAGTGGTCTATGACAGTACGTTGTTCTTTGTGAAACGTAGTATTTATTTCCTTGTCCACAAACAAAAGATCTGTAGCCCCAACATACGTCTCAAGGTTTTCTTTAAAGTTGTGAGCTACTATGTACACAATACTATCCGCGTCTATAACTGCTTTTCGTTGCATATCTTAAGCTGGGTTTTTAAGTTCTCAATAGTGCTTACCATTTCTAAAA